AACTAATCAGAATATCAATGTAATAGAAATGGATGCACGCAAATTCCTGAGAATGCTCAACTCAGGCGCACCGAGTCAAATCGCAATATTTAGTGAACGCATCCAGGCCATGGGAGAAAGAATTGGCCGAAACTGGCAACTTGTATCACTTGACGGCACCAGTGTCATAATCGAAGACAAAAACAACCACACCTATTATATTGCCAGCATAGAGCGCCTCGCCCAAGGTCGCGTCAAGATCGCGAACCCCAAACCCATTAAGATCACTGAATCAGAAAAACCAGAAATGTTCCACAAGAACATCATAGAACTAGTTGAAGCAATTGAAGATGAAGATACAAAGAAAGCCGATAATTGCTTCAACCGCGTTGCACATCAACGCTTCCGCTCCAAAGTAATACCAGAGTCAGGTTTTATTACGACTCTAGATGGTATTTCACGATACATCCCAGTATCGAAAACAATCGTGAATGAGAAACGCAAGCCAGAGATTATTAAGAAGATCTGTGAAGCCCTAATTGATACAGTTAAAGTAACCCGTGGCCGTATCGTAGAGGCAATCTTCAATGAGAAACCAATCCAATTCCCGGTCAGTGAACTAACCCGCAGACGTGTAGTGGCTCGCTGTATGAAGGATGTTGCGAGCAAGGCATATATGTCTGAGGGCTTCCAGAACAGAGTTAAGCATATTGCGTCATTGGTTTGTGATAGCAAGATCAAGGAAGCAGTTCAAAATGCTATTGAATTCCTAAAAGAAGAGCAGGAATTTTCCCTACTCAATCTAGATGAAACACAAAACCTAGTTGCCAATACTCTTGCCGCTATTGGCAGCTTTAATAGCAAGCTAGCAGAGGATATCGGCAAGGTATTCTTTAGAACCAATTGTACGATCAATAAGGATAATATCATTAAGGAATGGCGAGAAGTTGCCAGGATGACTGAATTTGCACCATTTGTTGAGAACGTTCATAAGTTAGCTGAATCAAAGAACTTTGAGAAAGATTATCCAATATTCTTGGATGTCATATTTAATGAAGATATGACCACCAAAGCAGCCAAGGCTAAGATGTACCTAAATGCCCTTAAAGACATGCGCAACATTCTAGCTAATAGTGATGTTGACCAAGAGCTGACAGAGTCAATCGATGAATACATTATTAGATTAGAGCGCTCAGCCGATCACATTGATGACGCGACTCTAATGGAGATTGAAGAATTAGTCGCGTCTACATCTGAGAATCTGCTGAATGACGTGAACAGTTTGGCTGATTATGACTCGATTCCTGAGCCAAAGGAAACTGAGCCAGACACATTCGGTGACCAGGATCTTGGAGATGCAGCTGGAGCTGGTGGAGGTGGTGGAGCTGGTGAAGGTGGATTGACACTCCCACTTGGTGGTGAAGAACCAGCAGTTGCCGAACCACAAGCTGGAGCTGAAGGTGAGGGCGCTGAAGGTGAGGGCGCTGAAGGTGCTGAAGGTGAGGGTGTTAAGGATGAGGAAGAAGCAGAGGATATTCTCTCGGCTTTTGAATCAAAGAAAACGAGTGGTAAGCGCATCACTGAGATGGGTACGACAACTGGCGATGTTGCTGCCGCGCCAGGTACTGACAAGTGTGCAAAATGTGGCGGCATGATTCAGGATGAAGTCTGTCTTGAATGCGGTAATATGGCCGAGAGTGTCTTAGAAGCATATGAACAGAAGTTATTTGGAGCAGTAGCCTCTCTGACAGAGGCACAACTCGGTGTAGAACTAAAAGAATGGCAGAAGAACCATAAGAAATTCTTCGAAGAAGATGGTGAAGAGAAAGCAGCAAGCACCCTAAAAATTTACATCCTACATGCCGATAAATTGAAGTCAACGGGTCTGGCTGAAGGCTTCAAACAAATCCTATTCGAGAATGCTAAACTCGATCTATCAGGGGTAAAGACCGACCCATATGCTTACGTAGCACCAGAAGATACTAAGATTGGTCGTGGTTATAATGGTTTGAAAGAAGACCATACCGAAATGCCTGGTAAGATGAAGCAGAGTAAGGAAGGTGGGCAAGTCGGTGGTAAAGAGACGGCTAAGGGTGATGCAATGGGCTGCGGTGGTGAAGCAGACCAGAACGTCGCCAAGGATGTGGGACATAAGGGTGCACTTCTCAAGAAGGGTACCAAAACAGCTGCCGAAGGCATCACCTGTCCAGAATGTAAGCATAGTTCCGAATTAGCCGAATGCATGACTGCTGATGGTGCAGCCTGTCCACATTGTGGTGCAGATGTCACAGCACTAATGATGGAAGCTCTTGACATTAAGGAGAACATCAAGGGTGCTGGACATAAGATGGATCGCATCGACGGTGACAAGGGTAGTGTAGCCAAGACGAGTGTTACTCAATCAGATGGTAAGGGTACTGGTGGTAAGGCTGATCGTATGGATGGTCAGGATGGTAAGGGAGTTGCTGGTAAGAGTGCCGCCCAGAGTGATGGACAAGGTGCTGGTGGCAAGAAGGATGGTATGGATGGTCAAGAAGGCACCGCGATTACCGGTGCTGGAGTGGGTAAGAGTGATGGTAAATCTGGTAAAGGTGGATCAGCTGATGTAGATGAGGACCAGTACAAGCATGGTACCAAGCGTCGTCGGATGGCTTTCCCTGGCGCTGGTCGTGCGTCCCTGAACAAGTCGGAAGACACCACGATTAAGAAGAGCGTCGTTGAGGCAATTGATGATGAGTTGGGTGGTTTCCCGCCACAAGATGATGATATAGTAACTGATGATGATATTCCATCAAATGAGCCAATGGATGAACCGGTTGGTGGACCAACTGAGGAACCAGTTGGTGGAACAGAGGAAATAGTTGATGAACCATTAGTAGAGCCAGATGCACCGGCTCCAACTACTACTGTTACAGTTACTGGTTCTGAAGATAGTGAAGATGGTCGTTCTAAGTCACAGTCTGTTACTTGGACCACACCAGACAGTGTTGATGATGTCGTGAATAGTATTGCTGCCAGTCTTGAGCCAGAGATTGGTGCATTAGACATTGGGGATGGAGTGCCGGGTGAGGGCGATCTACCGGGTGGTGAGGGGGAAGTGCCTGGTGGTGAGGGGGAAATGCCTGGTGGTGACATGATGCCGCCTGATGAAGATGAGGCTGAATTACCTGGTGAAGGTGGTATGGGTGGTGGTGAAGGTGGTATGGGTGGTGAAGGTGAGGGTGGTGAAGGTGGACCACCCCCAGGAATCACAGCACCAGAAGAAGGTGAAGAGGAAGGCGAGGAAGGCGAAGAGGAAGAAGAGAAAGAAGTAGAGGAAGGTAAACTCCCCGATTTCATTAAAAAGAAGATGGATGCCAAGAAGGGCAAGGGCAAGGATAAGGGTAATAAGTCAGATGACTCGGACGAGGAAGAAGCAGTTAGTGAAGATAACGATCTAACTGCTCCAACCAATAAGAAGTATAATTCAGAAGATGCATCTCGTAAAGATGGTGATGGTAAGCAGATTAACCCAAAGCCAAAGTGGTCTGACAAAGATTACGATGGAACGAAGGGCGCAAAAACGGCGAAAGCTGGAGATAAGTAATGTTAGCGACCTTACAGAAACCAAGAATAGACCGGGATAAGATCTTCTACACAGGTAATATCCCGGATGGCTATCAACTAATCCAGGATTCACGACCACTACAAATCCTGGATATTAAGCGAGATGTCATATCAGAAGAGAGAAATGGCAAGAATATTGAATTGCCAGTAATGCGTGTTACGGGTGTGTTCCAAAGAGCTGATGAAAAGAATGCTAATGGCCGAATCTATCCAAAAGCCGTACTTGAAGCTGCGGTTAAATCAATACAAACAGCAATAAAAGAACGACGTGTAATGGGTGAATTCGATCATCCACCAGACGCCAAGATCCATCTTGACCGTGTATCGCATTTAATCACCAAACTATTCGTTGATGGGAAGAACATAATTGGTGAAGCAGAAGTTATGAATGATGATCGAATGCCATGTGGCGCGATGTTATCTTGTCTATTAGAGCGTAAAGTTCAGGTTGGTGTATCGTCTCGTGGTGTTGGTGAAATGGATCTAACAATGCATGAGGGCGAGGAAGCATACGAAGTTCAGGATGGTTACGCATTAGTAACCTTTGATACTGTTGCTGAACCATCTGTGTCTGGAACACAATTAAAGGTAATGGAAGAGAGCTTGAACAGACAGAAGAAGATGAATTACCGCGAAATGCGTGAGCGTCTGCTAATTAGGGAACTGAGGAAGTACCTGGTTAGTTGAACGATACCCTAGGCAAAGATAATTTTTGAAGGAGATCGTAGCATGGACAAGATCATCGGCCTTCTGAAGCAGCTAGGAGCTTCCGAGCAACTCTCCAAATCAGTAGTTGGTGAGTTGGATGCTTGGAGAGTTGCTGAAGAGAAAGCTCTCAATACGAGCTATGAACAGAAACTGGGCAAGGCTAAGCAAGCCTGCTTGGAGGCTGTTGAGAGTTACAAGGCCGATCTAGCCAAGCGAGTTGAGATTTTCCTTGAAGCACGAGTAAACACGATCAATCGAGAGGCGCAAAAGCAGGCCGCTGTGGGTGAATCCGAGGCAGTCAGGACACTGAAAGGGGTCAAATCCCTCATTGAAGGTGTCAAGATTGACTTGCCAGAGGGGAACCAGGTTGCGGTGGAAGAAACCAAGAAGTTGCGCGTCATGGTTGGTCAGCTGCAAGAGAAAATTGTGGCCACAGAGCAGTCGAACAGGCGTGCTAACCTCATCGCACGCAAACTGCTCGAACGCAACAAGGTTCTTGAGGCAAAAGGTAACGGCACAGTGACGGAAGACAAGACTGTGACCGAATCAACCGAAGCCAAGAAGCCAGAACGACTTGAAGATCTTCGCGTTAAGAGCGATGATCCTAAGACCACCAGACCAGCAGCGGTCGAAACCGTTGCAAAGGCTGGTGCCAAGCCGACTGCTTCTAAGCATGCTGGCGACCAAGATGTAATGGCAATCGCCGAAGGACTTGATGGGACCCCGGCATTGGTAATCACCGAATAACATAGGCCCCTAACCTGGAGAAGTGACATGTTGAATTCGACCCGATCAGGCGTTCCAGCACGCGCCAGCCATTACGCTGGTGGCCTGAATGAAGAACGCCGAGCAATCCGCGACCAACGCCTCATGCTCGAAGGCAAGAAAAACAAGCTCGTCAACCGCTGGAACCCAGTCCTCCGCAAATGCCTAGAAATCCCAGCACAGAAATTCGGCCTAATGGCCGCAATGCTGGAAAACCAGTACGCTTGCTGGGACCCAAAGAATCGTAGCACCCTCTTTGAAGAAGCAACCACCACAGGCAACATCGCGGACTTCACCCGCTTTGCACTGCCACTCATTCGCAAGAGCTACCCACGGCTAATCGCTGACAACCTAGTTGGCGTACAGCCGATGAGCAGCCCAGCCAGCCTCATCTTCTACATCCGCTATCGCTATGCCATCAGCAAAGGCCAAACGATTGCCGGAACACAAATCATGCGCCAAAACACGGCGCAGCAATTCAGCCGCCAGAACGGTTGGGCACTCGATCCATACTACAGCAGCCAGACCGTTAAGGGTGAAGAACTCACCATCAGCGGCTCAGGCGCAGTCATCAGTGGCACCCTGGCCCACAAACCAGTCCTCGCAGGCACAGTAGTAGTCAACGTCTTCCTAGAAGATGACGACAACTGCGAAGACCCAACTCCATGTCTCCAAGTCAGTTTCGACGCCAATGGAAACCCAGACCTAGTCCTAGTTGGCGAATCGACCGACTGCCCAGACGTAACCGTTGACACCAGCACCACTGGTGCCACGGTCTTCGATCACACCACAGGCGAAGTAACGATCACACTCTCCAGTGGTGCATTCGCTGCAAGCTCAATTGCACGGGTTGATTACGAGTTCGATCTCGAAAATAACCCGTTTCAGCCAGAACTGACCCTGTCCATCGACAGCGACTCAGTCTCAGCCGTAACCCGCAAACTCAAGACCACCTGGTCCCTCGAAGCGGCCCAGGATCTCAAGAGCGTCCACAACATCGACGCCGAAGGCACCCTCACCGACCTAATGGCCGATGAGATAGTAGCCGAAATCGATCGCGAAATCATCAACGACCTGATCATCGCGGCCTCGATTCGAGCCACGCACAACTTCGGCACCGCTGCTGGTGCATCAGTGAACTTCACAGACCGCAACATCGCGCTCCTCTACAAGGTGCTCGAAGTTGCCAACGTGATCCACCGCACCACGCTCCGAGGCCCAGCCAACTGGATGGTAACCAGCGCTGACATCAGCTCCAAGTTCGAGCAACTGAACGACTTCCGAGGCTCCGATGCCCTCGTCCAAGACGGATTGGACATCGGCATTATGAGCGCAGGAACCATTCAGGGCAAGATCAGGCTGTACAAGGACCCACTATTCCCGAACTGCAAGATCCTCCTTGGCTTCAAGGGGAACTCAGTCCTGGATGCGGGTTACTTCTATGCGCCGTACATCCCACTGTTGAGCACTCCGACCGTCCTCGATCCAAACAGCTTTACGCCAAGCAAGGGTGTAATGACCCGCTATGGCAAGAAGCTGATTGAAGATGGAGGTCTCTA